CCTGGATTCTTTGACTCTACCATTCCCTTCACAGTAACAAGATTTGTCTTCCACTCATCTGGAGCTTTTACAAAACCGTAACTTCTGCTGACTTCGCCAACAGCACCTTTTGTTATGCCCAAACTACCAGCGTCAGCAACACCTTCTGGTCTTTCAGAGCTGTTATCTCCTCCGCTAGTGCTACTATGCAAAGGCATTTAATTGATTCTCCCTTCTCTAATTGCACGGACAAAACCTAACAAGTCTCCATCTTGCACCACTTGTGTTTGCTGTTGTGGTACAGCACCACTGGTCGGTGGGAGCCACTTTGGTATTCGTATTTCTTGCAACACTTCCTTTATGGCAGAAACTATGGCTTTGGTCCCCTCATCAGCAGCAGCACTCTTTCCAAATCTTTGCTCTTGTTCTTCAGGACTTAGCCACTCACCATTGACTTTACGATAACCAAGGCTGTACAACCGTGATTCAGTCTTAAACCTTTCCCAAGATGCTAAGCCTCTACCTTCTTTTGTTCCGTACCACTCAACCATTGCTCTCTCTTCAGCTCCTGAAATGGTTCGTGCACCACCACCAACAATAGAAGCAAGAGCATCCAAAAAAAGCATTCCACCAGCACTCCCCAAAACAGAAACCAATCCACCTGCTAAACCACGAGCACCAGCTCTTGCACCCTTAAAACCATACTTACCAGCTAAAGTCACTCCTCTTAGTCCATACCTGCCAGCCAAAGCAGCACCTTTTACACCATAACGAGCACCGGTTAGTCCATACCTGCCAGCCAAAGCAGCACCTTTTACACCATAACGAGCACCACCACGTATACCAATATTAGCCAAATACCATGCCAAGTCACGTAATTTTGTTGCTGCTGGCTTGAATACACCATAATAGCCACCAATACCAGCTACTGAGGCTAAAAGTTTGTGCTCCATTGCCAACCTGCCAGCAGATGCCATGATGTTCATCGTCATTCTAGTTAACTTAGACGCCCAACCACCCTCCATATTTGCCTTCTTCAAAGCCTCTACATCTCTTGCTGTTTCTTTAGTCTTGGAAATAACCCCAAGAAGTTCCAACATCAATTTTATACTTTGAATGACTTTTCCATCACCAAAAGCTTGCCTGATTTTTGGCATCAAAACTATCATTCTATCCAACACACCTGGCAGACCACCAAGCAGTTTCATTAAAAGTGGAGCAAAAGCAGCAAATCTCTGTATCCCAAGAGGAAAAAGCATACTTAAGGGTCCAGCCAACAGACCAGGAGCACCAAACTGCTGATAGCCCCACAATGATACCATTCCAGCAAGAAGACCTTTCTGTAACATATAACCACCACGTCTGTAGTACACACCCTGCTTTTCAACAACTTCACCAAGTGCCCTTTGAAGCACACCCCTAATACCACCAGCTATGAGTTTGGTCCTTAAGCCCATACCACCAAAAAACTTGCCACCAACAGGAATACCAGCAGAAATCAGTGCTGAATCACGTGCTACTTCAATCAAGTTCTTCAAAAATCCATATATTTTTGTAATGGCGGAAACGGTCTTTTGACTAGCCTCCTTCATTCCCTTTACCAACTCTGTCTTACCAGTTGCAAGGAATGTCTGCATTGTAGTTCCAACACGATGACTAATAGCGTGCATTCCACGCAGTTGTGCAGTAGCAAGCTGTCTTGAGAAGCGGGACATCTCACCACCCATTTTAACATTCAAGTCGTACTTCATGCGTCCACTGAGACTGCCCATGTCCCGCTCTATGGCACGAGCAACAACTTTGGAAATCTGCTTTCCAGCAGTTTGACCAATCTTGTCCAGAGAAGTCTCAAGCTCTCTAGTTAATGAAATGTCTATTCTACCTCGTGCTGGTTCCGGCATCTATCTCTTCCTGTTCTTTTTCTATCATTTCATACACTTGCCTAAATACTTCATCAAACTCTACAACATCCATTGCATCCATATCTGGCATTGACCAGTGTAACCTTGATGCTAAAACTATCTCTTTATTCAAATAAGCCTTAGCTGCCTCAGATGGAAAGAAGTTCAATGACGGGAAACCTAAGCGCCGAAGCGCACTCCTTACACTCAAACGTCACTTTATCATAATCTGGTCCATGTTTATATGTAAGCTCTATATCTCTTACCTTAAGAAACCATGCAACCTTTCCTGGGTCATTCAGGTAGCTTTCATACAACTGTGCTCCAGCCGTCGCATAAGTCAATGCTACTGCCAGTTTGTCTTCATTTCTGCCTATCTTCTCAGCAAACATCAAATGAGACCCACGAAGATAAGGAACCTTGTAAGTCTGCTCCTCAAAATCAAATTCCTGCTCTTCTGCCTCCAACTCTTTTACAGGAAATTCAAGCAAGTCAAACTCAATACCCTTATTATCACTGCCACACACAGCACAAGTAACATCAAATTTAATATCTTTTCCAGCTGTATTTATATACGTCTGAAGCAGCAGAAAGTCCCTGTCTCCAATCGTCAGCTCTTCTGGTGGTGGTCCCTCCCTTGTAATTTTCCTAAGCAAGTTTGTAAACCTGGTTTCTACATCTTTTGTAAGCAAAGCTGAATAGTCTTTCAGCTCCCCGATAGTCAGAGGTCTCATCTGGAGACTCTGAGCATATCCAGCCTTACCTTGTGATGGAAGTTGTGTCACTGTCCACATACTCATCTCTACTATCCTCCTCATTTTGTAACATAGCCAAAGTTTCTAACAAACCAACAGCCTTTGATTCTCCTGAAAAAATACCTTGAGCCTACAGGCCGTCTAACCATCAAACCGCCTCTTCAACAACATCCTCAACAGAAAAAGTAGCTGAAACATACCTTACTTCCGGCCTTCCAGTCATGTCAACTATTGGCTCCTCAGTCAGCTGAGCATTGACCCACTTGTAATGCCACTTTCTCGGATGCAAAGCAAAAGGTCCTGGAAGGTCTATTCTATCATTCAGGTATACATCTATATGTCGCATCCAAGACCCAGTATGTGTCCTAACAGCTTCATACCAATCAAGCAAGTAATTCAAAATAAGATAGTCCTGTGTAACCATAAACACTATTGTACCATTGCTGATTCTCACTTGTGTAGCAACATTAACCTGCCCGACAGAACCAATAGTATATGTAGACATGCTGAAGGACTTTTGTGGATTCTTAACCTCTGAAGCAGCAGCCCTGAGAATTTGTGCATCAGCCTCTATCCCAAAAAGCCCGTTGTCCCCAGCAGGTAGAATGATATCCCAATCCGCAGTGCTAGATGGTCTCATCTGGTAGAACGTGCGAATAATCGCAGGGTTCACATTACAACTCCTACAGTTGCATCAACCCGACTACAAACAGGTTATGTGTTACGAAAGGATTTCAAACCAATCATAGGAAAAGGTAATATCAAGTCTGACGATATCAGCAGATGAGTAGTCAAGAGGAATTTCAGGAACATCTTGAGGGAAGATGCCACCAATGAGAAACTTATAGACAGGACTTTGATTTTCATCAAGCAGCGACACAACTGCAACATTCTTGTAAACAGCTGGTGCTCCAAGTCCACCAATAGAAGCCCAAGTGTAGAATGTTCTCCAAATGGGTATGTTGTAACCTTCTTCAAAGGTCACACGCATTGAACCCTCATTGTTAACACGAGTAGCGTAGTAGACCCTTTCGCCCTTAAACCAAACCTCTGTTTTGTCTACTGTTACTCCTGGTATAGCACAGGTTCTTGCCCGCACAGACAATGGTGATGTGTCACCACTGCTGTTTGGAATAGCTGGAAAACTCAGCTCCCACCTATCTGTAAGAAGTGGCTGCCCTATAGCCCTGATTTCTTCAGGTTGTACACCTGCCATAATATGCTACCTCCTGTTTAGATTTGATACCCAGCCTTGCGAAACAATTGCTTCAAGTCTTCAATTGCGTTTGCCAATACCGCCAAACCACCGCCTTTTGGATGCCGTCCAAACTTACCACCAGAAGACCCTGAAAGTTCTTTCAAAATTTGGTCTATAACATCAGCTACTGCTTCCTTATCATCTACGTACATACCACCGTCTTCTACTACCTTTCGGATGTGCTGTTCCAAAGTCTTTCTTGTGGCAAGTGCATCACTTCCAGCACGCTGGGCCTCATAAGCCCACTCTTTCAACATTTGTGCATCAACACCATGCTTCATTGCCACTACAATCTCTGTGAACAAATCACCAAACGCCTGCCTAACCTCTTGTTCTGCTGCAATAAGGTTGTCCAACTTATCTTGAACATACTGTGGTAATTTTTCACCAGCCATTAGCGTGGAATCCCAATAAAGATGCCCAAACCTCTAAGAATACCTGTGAATATCTCAATCACGCCACTTACCAATCTATCAAACCAATTATAATACTCACGCTCTGTGTCATAACCCTGACTACGCAGCAGCCATTCAATACTTTCTATGCCTTGACGCAATGATGGAAGAGCCCCAACAACAACAGCAGAAGTTATTGAATACAACTCTTCTATGAACTTATCCCTGTTTAGGGCAGTAATTCCATACTGCCAATCATCTGATGGAAGTCTAGGTTCATCAAGTCCAAGACCAGTCAACTCAGTTGTCTGTGGAAGAGCAAACTTTATACCAACCAAAGCTGCCTCCAAAAAATCATCCCAAGCAGCTTCATTGTCTTCAACAGCCTGCTCAACACGCTTAAATGCCTTGAACACCGGCAATGGTAGTGGAAGGGCCATTTATGCTTTATCCTTGCGTAACATAGACATCTTCGTCAGTTATGAATACCCTGTAATAGATTTCCCGTGCAGGATAAACAGGGGTTACATACATATCAGCATACAGAATTCCCTGAGCAATTGTAACACTGGTATTATTGCTGCTGTCACACACTACTCTGAAGTTCTTAACACCGCCACCGCCAGGAACGTTCTTATAATTGCTGTCAACCAGATTAGTAAGTCCACGTTCAATACGCAGCCTGGTAAATTCCGTGTTATTCTGATGAATGAACTGAACCAGGAAGCTGTACGCATCTTTTTCAATACTGGACATTGTACGCCTAATTGTAACAAACTTCAAAGCACCAGTAGAAGACTGGAGTGTGTTTTGGTCCCACAACACTATGCCAGAACCAGAAATTATCTTGAACGGGTTAATGTTTGCAGCAGTGAGCAAGCCCCTGTCTGTTGTGCTGAGTGCCTGAGACAAGTCCAATGCTCCACTAATCTGACCGTTAGGAACACCTGCATGCGGGTCCCACACATTGCCTGATATTTCAACGTCAGCATACCTTGCAGCTGCATATCCAGATGCCGGAATTTCCACAGTGCTGTCATTCAGGGCATCTGTAACTTTCAACCATGGATAAACAACGGACACATAGGAACGCTCAGCAATACTCCAACCATCAACAGTTGTAATAGCATCAGCACGGCTGTCATCATCCAAATCGGCAACTACAATTCCATAGTGCTCCTTGGCTGCATTAGCCATTGAATTGATGAAAGAACTCTGACTTTCACTTGAAACAAGCTGCCCGGCAGTAAACCAAATATCAATGTCAACCACAGTATCACGCATTGTGGAAATAGCTGTCTGATAATCAGAAACAGTTGGAGAGCTTCCGTCATCACCACCACCAAACTGCAAGGATGTTACCTCTTCTGGAGCGTTTGTGTTCTCAGTGTTATCCACAACGTAGATGTACTCGCTTTTACCGTTAATAACATCCTCTACATACTTGCTTCGCCCATAGCCATCCTTTGCAGTCTGACTCTTGGAACATTCCCAAACCTCTCCACTTATAGTTGACCAACTTCCATTGCTATAATAATCCACGGAAATCTTGAAATCACTTCCTGAAACATCACTGATGGTGACTCGAATGTTGTCATTCCATTCACCAGGATTCGCACCGACTATCAGCATAGTCACATCTGAACCAGAACCAAAGGCATAGCTGTCTGGTGAAGATACCCCAACACCCAATGCAGCAGACCCGCTTCCAACACTGTCTTCAATGGTAACCCCGCCATACAAGGCTCCATTTATTACTCGTGTAACCCAGCATGGGGCTGCTTCCAAAAATGCCAGAACATTGAGCTTACCACGCCTATCAGCCGAATTAGTTGGGTCAGGATTACCAAACTGCTCTGAAAATCTACGAGCACTTGAATACAACGTAGGTGTGGTAGGTCCCCTATTTGAATATATGACTGCACCACCATAAACATCAGCATCTATGCTGGCAGCAGCAGTAAGGTCTTTCTCCTGCAAAACAACTCTTGGCTCTGCCATGTTCTTATCTCCAAAATCAACAGTTCACTCTAGCAGAAAGATACACAATTCTCTCCACCATATAAAGTAAGGAATTACTCAGTTATTGTATTATTATCCCAAGTAACATTGCCGTCATAGTCACGCATTGACCATTTGATGGTCAAAATAGTATTAAATTCGGTGTATGTTAATACAAACAATTTCACCATGAACGAAAATGTAAGTCTGTGCATACCACCCTCTACATATTCCTGCTCCAGGTCTGAAGTATCTTCCATGCCACGCAAATCAAGTGGAAGATTCCATGAAGTGCCTTCTGCATCTTCAATAGTCAACCACGGGGACTCTCTCCATCTTACCCAGTGCTTAACAGCGACTTCTTTCTGTGTTTCAGTCCTCATGTAATAATCAGCTTGGTATGTAGCAGTCACAGGAACCATTTCAGCCGTATCTGCCTTTGAATCCGGACTCTGCGCCGCTACCTGTAATCCATCTTTTAGAATTGTCAGATTGAATCTCTCAACATCATCAGAAATCCCTACCCTGTAAAAACTCATGTAGGGAAGCAAAATGTCATTGCTGACTCCAGCAAGCTTAAGCCTTTCCTGACGTTTTCTTTCAGCCAAGTTAACCGGGCAGTAGATTACGTCTCTAGGCATATCAAGTGAATCAATAGTCATCCTGTTGGAGAGGGAGAATTGAGAGGCAAGGTCTTCAATTAATTGAAGTGTTACTGCTCTAAGCATCCCCATCCCCAGCCAAAACGTCTATTATCTCAGAAGTACTGTTAACAGATGTTATCATTTTCTTGATAATATCCTGCACATCTGTTGTATTCAACTCACCCTCATGCAGCTTGACACGTACCTGGTGTAGATAATCAAGAGACCTAAGCAATTCTTCAAGAATATCTCTAACCTCTGAGGCATCATGCTCTTCCTCCTCATTGACCATAGCAAAGCTAAGATTGATGCCAATAGGTCTCTTTGCTCGTATCAAAGCCAAAAGCCTGTTTGGGATAACGATATTCAGCTTTTTCGTGTCATCAATTGTGACTTCAACGACGTATTTCACTTTACTCTCCCACGCTTCTTGAGTAACCTGGCAATTTTAATAAGGTCTACCTCTTCAGGGTCCCGCCTGGCTGTGAAGTCATTGGACGGCTCTTCCTCAGCGGGTGGTTCCTCAAAGGAATACAGCTCTCTTCGTATCTCATCAAACTTCTCACCATAAGCCAACAGAAGGTCTGTCATCTTAACGTAATACCTATGACTCATTGGCATCAACAGGTCCTTCATCTCAGTAACAGCCTTCTCAATCTCTTTTAGGTCCCAATCCATAGTTCCTTGCCTAAGAGCACTTATGGCCGCTGCCAGACCAACAGGAGGCTTGCCTGCATCTTCTCTACGAATTCTCCATATAGCCAACAGCTCCTGCATCTCGTCCAAATAAATAATCAACCAATCAAACATGTTCACTGCTTTATCCTCCGGCTATTGTTTTATATTTTTCCTGAATTACTTCAAGAGTTTGTTCTATGGTGGTTATCATATATCTCTATTCGCCAACATATCTTTAACCAGACTCCTATAAGGTTCTGGAGCACAGGCAGCCAAATACTGAAAATCATAGTCGCTCAATCCATGTGTCAAAAGATACTTCCAAGCCTGCTCTGCTACCCATTTATCCTCAGAGTAGCAGATGATGTCTAATAGCTCTATATGGCTTGGACCGACTTCAACAAGACGTTCCCAGGCTTTTTTTGTTACTGCATCACTAATAGACATTGTAATTATGGTCCCTAAATACTCACTATTTGGATACTGAATTAAAAGCTGCTCAGCAGCCCTTTCTTTCCATTCTTTAGGAGCCTCATGCATTAAAAAAAGCAACTGATTAGGCTTCACTCCACGCTTAAGCAACTCTTTCCAAACTTTCTCAGCCCATTTAGGCGAAACATGAGGAATCATGAAGCTGAATTCATCATTATGTGGATTTTGTCTGAGCAATTCTTCCCATGCTCTTTCTTTCCAATCTTCTGGTGCAAGATAGATTATATATCTCAAACTAGAAATATCCAGGTAATCAAGTATCCAACTTATGTCTTCTTTCATTTTAGAGAGGTCCCATTTAAGAACATTCCTCACATAGTTGAATATTCGATAAGCATCTTCTTTTTTATTACCAGTCAAGGCCATCTCAACAATCGCCTGTGCATCATTCTTGTTTTTACTCTCTGCTATCACAATTGGTGGGTCATATCCCTTATCCAGGTATAGCACTATCTTGGAATAGTCTGGAAACTCCTGCTTAAGCTTCTTTAACAAAACCTTTGGTATATCCTCACGAAACCACTTATCTGGTGATATTGCTGAAACATAATCCGTAATCTTATCATACCTGCCACTCCAAGATACAGAAAGGGTGCTGTCCACTGCATCACCACCTGTAGCAAGTCCAAGAGACTCTACCATAACAGTGTGGTCTTTAACCTCCGCTGAATCCATGCTGTAGAACACTCCATCATACCATAACCACAAGACAGCAGCACCACCATGCCCAACATCCAAATAATCTAAATATTCAGCTGAAGATTCTTGAACAGCCTCAGTATATGGTCCATATTTTCTTCTAAGATTTTGTTCTATCCGTAGTACATTATATCCCAACTTACTCAAAAATTGTCTGTAACTCATAACAAACGCATAAGCGGGTAAATACCAATACTCACTTTTCCAAATAGCAGGCTCACCCAACTCAAATCTACCATCAATAATCTCAGCATAATATCTAGATGCAAAGGCATCTGTGGCTATGATTTTCTCACCTCTAGGTGATACTCTGCCTTTTACTATATTTTCTGCATAATTAAGCCACCTGCTGACATCAACCCACTCAACTTCAGTAATTCCCCCTGAAGTTGACATAGATGTCAAATCATGTATTACATCAAGAGTTTGTTCAACCAGGTTTATCACAGATTAACACCAAAATGAAGTTCTATGTCACCAGAAAGATTTGCACCAATCATAGGCATATGTACAATGTAACCGGCGTATTTGATGATGTCAAAACACTCTTTTGCAATAATAGACAACCTTTCAACAGGAATCAAATCATTTTCAATGGTTATAATCAACAACTCCTCGTCATCGGAAATGGAGAGTCGTTCCAAGTCTATTAGATGAAATCCATTCTTGGATACAATCTTCTTCAACTCCGACTTCAGTTCTTCTGCGCCTAACATGATTTAGAACCAATTCTTTATAACATCGTTAGCATACATGTACAAATCCTCTTCATCATATTCAATGTTTTGCCTATCCAGTCTTTCCTTAGTTCTAACAACCAGGTTGAAAACAATATTTGCAACTTCATCATCATAATGCTCTGAATAGAAGGTTTTAGTAATCTCATCATACAATCTGGTCATTTACATGGCTCCTTTTACAGCATTTTCAATAGCACTCAAAACCGGCCTGAACAACGGCCTTGGTGGTATTGCACCATCCTGTGTTCCAAACTCCAACACTCTGGCCAAAGACAACAGGGGAAATCCATTATCCAACCTCTGATATGGCTTGAACCCAACAACAAATGATTTAGCAGAACCAGACCAGTATGCAGTAATGTTATCACGCAACCAGCCTGTTGCAATCCACAATCTCAAATCCAAGTTGTTCCTAGCCTTCCAGGCCAAGTATTTTGGATTGAGCGGCTCCCACTTCGATGCAAACCATTGCCTGTTTATTGCTTCAACAAGCCATTTAACTGACAACTGGGCAACCAATGCAGCGTCAAACCTGCTGCCAAAATTGATGTACTCATTGGTTACGTTAATCAACATTCTAATCATCATCATCACACTCTTCATCGTCATCATCTGATATGTTTAATGCCTCATCACGTATGTGGTCCAATTGCTGAATGATGATATCAAATGCTTCCTGCACAATCTCAAATGAAGCCTCTATCTCTTTTCTCTGTTCATCATCAAAATCTGCAAACTCCGTATCTGCGTTCAACCAAGCCAACTCTTCCTGAATCTTTAGAGTTCTTGTAGTTCCAATGTTCAAGCGCATAATATATGTTGTAGTATCTATGTCAACTATATTAGCCATCGGATATACTCACTTGCTTTATAGGAGTAAGAGTCACAGGACATCTTAATGGAGAATCATCCTCCATCATAATATCAGTTATCTCAAACACATGAACCACACTATCTGGAGATTGGTATGGAGCAGCGCCAGTTTCTATTTTTATCCTGTCATGCTGCTGTACCTTATCAGCAAATTTTACATAGGCCAAAATTGGTTTGGAATCGTTGGTGAATGCACCCCCATCTTCCAACTTTTTCATGTTATTAGGCCACTTGATTGAAATATGAGTAGGAATTTCAGTTGTAGTCTCTGTATATTCAGACATCAATTTGTCAACTGGGGTTTTAGTTGACCGAATAAGTGTGCATGGAGTACCCGTCTTTTCTATGACTTTATCATAGTTTGTACGTGTAGCAGCAATCGCTTCCGCTGGAAATTCGATGCCCACTAATATTACTCCCCACTCTTGACATCTTCCGGCTTTATTCCTTGGTTGGTGAACACTTTAGCCTCAGCAGGAGAAACCCCAGCCTGTTTCCATGCAAGAGCTGCATCTACATCTGAAATTTCCGCTGCTCTCCAATTGCTGGTCTCCACCGGGTCAAATTCCTTAGACTTCCATTGCTGAGCCTCTGCAACTGTGTTAGCAGCAATAAGCCACTCAACAGCACTATCCGGCTTGAATCCGGCACTCTTCCACTCCAATGCCTCCTCTACAGCATCAAAACTGGCGTACCAGAGCTTGAATTCTTCATCAAGTGCCTCAAAACCTTTAGACTTCCACTCCAAGCAATCTTCCACAGGCAGTTGAGAGGAAACCACCAGTGCCAGCTCATCATTAGTAAAACCAGCATTTATTGCCTTCTCAATAACTTCCTTTGAATAGCCTGACTCAATGACTTGAGCAGAAAACTCTCTAGCTGCTTCCAATGGCATGTTATGCTTAACAAGCAATGCCGAAATTTCTTCGGGAGATTCCTCAACAATTGAGGATTTTTCTTCTTTCTCAGTTGTTGACATCTCCTCATCAAGCAATTCAGGAAAGTTTTCAAGAAGCACATCAACCAGTCCCTGCATTACCTCAGCAGTCTCATTAACTCGTTTGATGAGTTCCATCTTTGCCGTCTTATCCATTTTTGTTCGTCTCCAAATCAAGTACATTGACAAATTCAGGTAACTTGCTCAAAACAGCAAATATATGCTTACACACAGTTCCCTTCAATTGACCATTACGTATGCTTGGATATCTGCGTTCACCCTTACCCCACACGTTGTCAGAAATGGTAAGAAGGTAGTGATAGCCCCAATACCGGAACGATTTGCAGTTACACCTGCAATACAGATATCCATCAACTGCTCCACTCTTATCCAACTTCTCTTGTGTCTTGACAACTGTAGCATACCACTGGTCTGGAGTAGTTACACTACGAACCTTGAAATACATGGTCTGCTTATTTTTGCCAACCTTAACAAGTGTGATATCTTTAACCTGCTGTGACCTCTCAACTACATCAAGAAAGTTATCCAATTCAGCCCATCGTAAGAGCCGTTCCCTATCCAGTATCTCAGTAATATACTGCATCATCTTCTCAAATTACTTGGGAAAAAGGAAAAGCTTCTTCATTCTTTGAACAATATTGTGCCGCTCTGGAAACAGCACTCCCTGCCGTTGTGAAACCTGCTTGCCTTTTAGAATACGTTTCAGAATATCAAGCAACTCAGCCTTTTGAGCCTCAAGGTCTTTTCCAGTAAGCTGCGCCTTGTAAACATCAGACAGCAGCCAATCAGCCAAATCATCCAACACATCCTCTTTATTAACAGCATCTTTTGATGCCATTATATACTCAAAAGCAGCATCCATAAGATACTCTACTATATCATATTCCAAATCAGCATCTGAAACCCTGTCCATGAAACCAAGAACAGTTGGTTCTGTTCCAATTGCCTTTTGAAGCATATCAGCTATACTTTTCTGCGTAACATCATCATCAAAAACATCATCAATGACATTAAGGCTGGACACTAACTCATCACCCTTCTCAACTGCAACCCATGACCGCAGCCTGCTTTCATCAACATCAAGGACATCAGCCATTTTTGCGAACTCTTTATCAGAGAACACAAAACTTGACAACAGATAGTCATCATAGTCTGGTACCCATACACAGTTGCCAAACTTAAAGCAATTATTATCCCCAGCCAGAGTGTAGGCAATATGATACAATCCTTCATCACTCTTCATAACATGCCCAAGAATTCTTGTCAACAGAGATACGACTTCGGCAGGACTGTTCTGAATATCCTTGCGAAAATCTTCTGAAGCCTTGGATTTGGCAAGCCTGGCGAGGAGGAGACCAAGCATCTCATCACCCCACCCCTTCTTCTGAACATAATCTGTGCCATGCCAAAACCACCCAAAATCCCTCAGATGATAAGCAACGCTCTCATCTTTGAGATTGATATCAATAGTATAGGCACTACCATTCAATTGATACTCGTTTGCACTCAGCTCTCGTACCGACATTTATTTTCTCCTCAAGATTTCATAACGTCTGCGTAACAATGCACAAACCTTCCTGGCCCTATCACTCACTGGGGTAAGATGATAAATAACATCATCACCAGTAGTTTCTTCTTGTACCTCAACAGCATGATAGTTTATATCGTCAAACAGCATTTTCATCACATGTGGTATGGCATCAACTTCCATGTGAATGTACGATACAGGAAATGAAAACACACTGCTCTCCTTCTCAACCTTTGTTGTTTTGTAGACAGTTTTCCATCCAGTATCTTTATATGCTGAAAAAGACTCTGTTTCAATTACCTGCATCTCAAAACCAGCATCAGTATCTGCTTTACGCCATATTACCGACCGCTGCACCCCATCACTTGCATCAGCATCAGCCCTGGCAATAAGACGCTGTTTTTCAGCATCAAACCGTCTTTGAACTATTGCTTCAATTAACACTGGCTGCCAATCATACTTTGAGGCATTCTGTAGTACGTCAATTCTCAGGCTCATCCTGACCCTGAGCATCTATAAGAAGGTTAATTCCTTCTATGTACTCATCAAGGTCAATTGCACCCTCTAAAAGTCCATGTGCAAGCTCCAAAAGAAACTCTGCCTCTTTCGCCCTATTCACGTCAAATTCTCCTTCAAAAACAGACCAATACCAACACAAAACATCAGCTCTATTTATAAAGTAAGTAATTATTAGATTTTTTGACAAAAAAAGCCATGCTTGCCCATCAAGCATGGCTCCGAAAGGAACAACTACAAATATAGAAAGGATTACGTGTTTATATCTTCATGCCTCTCAAGTATTTCCAACACCTGTTTGGCAAACCCAAGTGCACTCATCATACCTTGTGGAGCATACTCAAATACAAACTTTCTACCTTTGTACTGAGTGAATATCTTGCTGTAATCAACCAGTTTTGGACTGCTACCTATTTTCTCCCATTCATTTGTATCAACCCAAATCTGATAAACACCTTTGTTATTACCCCACAAGACCGCCTCCTGATTATACTTATGCCCCAATGTAAGAGCATCCTTGGCAGTCATTTTTGGAACGATACAAGAAGCCTCTCTAACTTCAACCTTTGTACAATAGGGCCGGCTATCTTCTCAACTACCCCATGCCTTGGGAAACCCATAACCCATGCTACGTT